CATCCGCTCCACCGCGTCCATGCGTGTGCTGCAGAAGATGATGCTCAAGGAAGAAAACGCGATCCTCATGGGCAACGCGTCCGTCAACCTGGGCACCCCGACCACACCGACCGTGTCTGCCGCTGGCTCCGGCGCTACGCTGCCTGCTGCCACCTACTCAGTGATTTGCGTGGCCCTCACCGGCGAAGGCTACCGTGGTGCGTCCGTCGCCGCCGGCATCTCGACCGTGCAAACCTTCACGGGTGCCGATGGCCAGACCTACACGCTGAACGGCGGCTCGTCCAACAAGTCGTCTGCGGCCTCGCAGGTGGTCACGCTGGGCCAGACCCTGTCCTGCTCCACCACCGCCATCAACGGTGCCGTGGGCTACGCGTGGTTCACCGGTGTGTCAGGCAGCGAGCGTCTCGAGAAGATCACCACGATCAACTCAGTCACGTTCAACACCCCGCTCGCCGGTACCGGCCAGCTGGCGTCGGCTGTCTCGGCAGTCGACAAGTCCAGCAACCCTTCGCTGGCCTTCGACGGTCTGCTGTACTCGGCTTTCAAGGCCGGTTCGGGTGCTTACATCAGCACGCTGGCCACTGGCACCCCCGGTGTCGGCACCGTGTTGACGGCCTCGTCGCGCGGCACGGTCAACGAAATTGACCTGATGCTGCGCACGATGTGGGATCAGTACCAGGTTTCGCCGACGGTCATCTACGTGAACGCGCAGGAACTGAACAACATTACGATCAAGGCCCTGCAAGGTCCGTCCTCGTCGCCGCTGCTGCAGATCTTCACTGATCCGAAGTCCGGCTACCAGGGCATGATGGCCGGTGGCGTGGTGGGTTTCTACTTCAACCCGTTCGCCATGGACGGCGGCATCAAGATCCCGATCGTGATCCATCCGGCGCTCCCGGCTGGCACCATCATCGGCTGGTGCGAGGACCTGCCTTCGATGTACAAGTCGAACAACGTCCCGAACGTGGCCGAGATGAAGACGCGGCAGGACTACTACCAGATCGACTGGCCGCTCCGCACCCGTGCGCAGGAATTCGGCGTCTACGCTGAAGAAGTCCTGGCCGTGTACGCGCCCTTCGCGCTGGGCGTGATCACCAACATCGCCAACGGCTAATCCGGCCTCGGCGACAACTCATGCCCCGGCTTCGGCCGGGGTACTCACTTTCGACAAGGAGATTCGTACATGGCCAAGATGAAAGCCCCTGACTATTGCACCAGCTGCTCGCATAACGAGCAGGTGTTCGAAGTCGATGACAAGGGCAACGTCGACGTCCCCGAGGAAGCAGTCGCTGATTTGCTGAACCACGGGTTCACCATCGCAACGGCTGAACTGCCGAAGAAGGCCGATGAGAAGAAGGGCGGCAAGTGATGAACGCAACCCCCAACATCGCTGGCCAGCTGTTCGCAGTGCCCTTGGACCAAGCCGACGCCCCCGGCATGCACATCGGCGGCGGCTGGCACCGGTTCACCAATCACCCAGACCACGGTCGTGTGGTGCTGATGCCAGCTGAAGGCGACTACTCGTCGCTGTGCGGCCTTGGCTTCCGGTCGCTGGGCATCCAGGCACCCAGCGACGCGCAAATACCACCGGACGGCGCCAATACGGATATGCCTACCCCCCTCACCGGCGACGCAGCCTAGGAGGTTTTTGCTGGGTGGCCCCACGCACCCAGCATCCTCCCGCACCCACACCTAGGGCAACCACATGGCCGACCTCACTACCCTCGCGAACATCAAGCAGTGGCTGAAGATCAGTGACTCTACCAACGACGCGCTGCTGACGCGGCTGGTGACCGCCTCTTCTGAATTCATCAAGACATGGCTGAACAGAGACATCTTCAGTCAAACGTACGTCGGTGTAGTCGATGGTTTCGGAGGGTACAGGAAGGTTCTGGAGAACTACCCGATCACCGCAGTGTCCTCGGTGGTGGTTGACCAGCTACCTGTTCCACTCTCTATCAATGGCAACAACGGATACACCTTCAACAAGTGGCGAGTAGCGCTGATTGGCTACAGGTTCAACCGAGGGGTCAGCAACGTGGTCATCTCGTACACGGCTGGTTACGCTGTTGTGCCTCCAGATCTCGAGCAAGCCTGCATTGAGCTCTGTGCTCTGCGGTACCGCGAGCTCGATCGAATCGGTCTGATCAGCAAAGGTTTGGCTGGTGAAACCATCACGTTCACACAAAAGGACTTCACGAATTCAGTTCGTACCTCGCTCATGCAGCACAAGCGAGTGATTTCCCTGTGATCAAAGGTGAAGTTTTAGGCGGTGAGGCAGTAGTCAAGCGGCTCAAGGGCGGTGATGAGCGGTTGCGGTCGGGGCTGTCTCAGGCCATCGGCCGACTTGTACTCACGTTGCAGCGCAACGTCAAGCAGAACAAGCTCAGCGGACAGGTGCTGAACGTGCGTACCGGAAGGTTGCGCCGCAGCATCAACACCCGCATGGAGAACCTGAACACCGCGCAGCCTGCGGGCTTCGTCGGCACAAACGTTAGCTACGCTCGGGCCTGGGAGTACGGGTTCAATGGCAAGGTCAACGTGCGCGAGTCGCTGCGTATGCAGGTCACCGCATTCGGTAGATCAATCGAACCCCAACAGGTGACTGTTCGGGCACACCAACGGAACGTGCACATGCCCGCCAAGTCGTTTCTGAGCAGCGCATTGCAGGAACTTCAGCCCGAGATCATGCGTGAGCTATCCGGGTCCGTCACGGAGGCAATACGATGAACCGGGAGGCAATATACTCGGCGCTGTTCACGAAGTTACAGGGAAGTGCCAACTACGTCACAACCAGTCGGCGACTGCTACATTGGAACGACGTTCAAGCCAGTCAACAACCCGCGCTGTTCATGGCGCAACGCACTGAGGTCGCAACGACCGATCGGGGTATCCCTACCCGGTGGACGATGACCGTCGACGTGTACGTGTATGCACGCACCGACGGTGGCCTGGCTCCAGGCCCGATTATCAACCCGCTACTCGACGCGATCGAAAACGCGCTCGCGCCTAATGCGGTGGAGAATGCACAGACACTAGGTGGCCTCGTGTCCTGGTGCCGTATCGAAGGCGCAATCGAGACGGACGAAGGAACTCTCGGGGATCAACTGGTCGCCATCATCCCAATCACCATCTTCCTCTAAGGAGACCAACATGTCTCAGTACATATTCGGCGCTGGCGTCATCTGGGCGACCCCGCTCGTCGACGCTTTCGGCAACACGGTGACCAATGGCACTCCGGTGCAATTGGCTGTCTGCCAGGAAATCGGCATGGACGAGGGCTTCGAAACGAAGAAGCTCTACGGCCAGAACCAGTTCCCGGTGGACGTCGGTCGCGGCAAGGGCAACCTCGGCGTGAAAGCCAAGTTCGCACAAGTCAACGGCATCACGGTCAGCAGCCTGTACTTCGGTCAGACGCTGACCACGGGCCTGAACGGCTACGTGTACGACACCACGGGAGCGCTCATCCCTACGACACCGTTCCAGATCACACCGACGGTGCCCAGCAGCGCTACCTTCGCGCAGGACATGGGCGTGCGCAACTCCAACGGCGTGCCGATGACCAAGGTGGCGTCTGCGCCAGCTACCGGTCAATACTCGGTGGCCGCTGGCGTGTACACGTTCGCTGCTGCCGACACGGGCAAGCAGGTGTTCATCAGCTTCGCGTATACGGCAACGGTGGCACAGGTTCCGGGCAGCACCAAGATGGTCATCCAGAACATCCCGATGGGCTCGGCTCCGATCCTGCGTCTTGATGTCTGGTTCACCAAGAACGGCAAGCAGTTCAGCACGCAGTACCCGCAAGCCATTGCGTCGAAGCTGGGCTGGCAGTCCAAGCTGGACGATTACATGGTGCCTGAGATCGAGTTCGAGTGCTTCGCTGACTCGGCCGGCAACGTGATGTACCGCTCGTTCAACGAGTAAGCCATGACGACGAAGTTCAAGGGCATCAAGCTCAACCTGCAAGGGCAGGACTTCGTCGTCCCCCCGCTGAACTTTCGTTCGCTGCAAGCTCTGCAAGCGCGAATCGGAACGTTCAGCGGGGGCGTCGACCCCGAGTCTATTTCGTTGGTGGTGGATGCCGCGCACGCTGCGATGGAGCGCAACTACCCCGACATGACCAAGGACCAGGTCACCGATCTGCTGGACCTGGACAACATGTTGGACGTGATGGAAGCCGTTATGGACGTCTCCGGCCTGAAGCGCAAAGCCAAGGAAGCGGCTGAGGTGTCCGGGGACCCTTCGACTGGGCCGAACTCTACGCTCACCTGATCACGGCTACGGGCTGGACCTGGGAGTACATCGATGAGTTCATGGACATACCGCGCTGTGAGGCGATGTTCAAGTACTGGACGAAGGCTCCCCCGGTTCACCTCTCAATGGCCGCGTATGTGGGGTGGGGTCAGTCGAAGAAGCAATCGGCCGACAATGGCGACCTAGACGGGCTCCTGGCGAGCCTGCCAACCAAGGAGTTCAATCAAGATGGCAGCGGGCGATAAGTCGGAAATCGGCGTCAAGATCAGCGGCGACGGTGCCTCCGCTATCGCTGCAATGCAGCAGACGGCTGGCGCTGTCGCAGATGGCGTCGATAAGATGAAGGGCGCCTTGTCCAACGTGGGCGAGGCATTCGGCAAGATCCAGGGCTACTTCGCGGGACTGGTGGCCATCGTAGCTGGTGGCAAGTTCTTCAAGGAAGCCATCAACGAGAGCAACAAGCTCACGGGTGAAACCACCCGACTGGCGCGCACGCTGGGCATCACTGCCGAAGAAGCCACCACGTTGAACACCGCGCTGGGTGACATCTACAGCGATTCGGACACGTACATCGGGGCCTTCCAGAAGTTCGCGCAGCAATTGCGTCGCAACGAGGACGGCCTGAAGGACATGGGCTTGGCCACCCGTGACGCGAAGGGCAACCTCCGCGACGCGAATGACGTGTTCGGCGAGGCTATCAAGTTGGTCGGCCAGTACAAGCCCGGTCTCGACCAGACGACGGCAGCGCAGACGTTGTTCGGCAAGTCCATTGACGACGTGATGAAGCTGCAGAAGCTGAACAACGAAGTGCTGGAGGAGGCACGCAAGAAGAACGAAGAGCTCGGCCTGATTATCACTGACCAGAACGTCGCTGCGAACAAGGCGTACAAGGCAGCGATGAACGACGTCAACGACGTCATGACCGCTGTGATGAAGACCGTGGGTGACGCGGTGATGCCCGCGTTCACCGAACTGGCGGTGTACCTCGCGTCGACCGGTCCTGGTGTGGTGAACATCTTCAAGGGTGCGCTCACGGGCCTGATGCTGGTGTTCCGTTCGGTGCAGGCAGTGGTCAAGACGGTGGCCGGTGTCATCTTCGAATTCATCAACTACACCATTGACCAAGTCGGCAACCTCAGCGAACTGATTAGCTCCGTGCTGAGTGGCGACTTCGACCGGGCTGCGAAGTCTGCGGTTGCCATGAAGGACCGCATGGTGTCGGCCTTCCGCAACATCAAGAACGAGGCTGTGGACGCGTTCACCGGTGCGTCGGACAAGTTCGCCGATGACATGGACCGCATCTGGTCCCCGAAGAAGGCGGCTACTGTCAAGCAGGGTAGCGGTACCCGGCGAATGGCCGAGAAGGCTGAGGGGGACAGTGGCCCCGACAAGGAGATGAACCTAAAGGCTGTCGACGCTCGGCTGGCCGCGCAGAAGCTCCAGTTCGCAATGGAGCACGACCTACGGGAAATGACGAAGGCCGAGGAACTGGCCACGTACACGGACCTGCTGTCTCAGTACAAGCTGTCTGAAGGTGAGAAGCTCACCGCAGCACGCAAGGTCTCCACCATGCGGCTGGACGTTCTCCGTGAGGAGCGCCAGCAGGGCATCCAGCTGTCCCAGGCTGCGGTGGAGGAGTACAAGGCTCAGTCGATGGAGCGGCTGGATGCTGTGCGCCAGGAAGCACAGTACAAGGTCGACACCGGGCAGATGACGCAGGCCCAACTGATCCAGCTGGACCAGCAACTCGAAAACGAGCGGTACCAGATCACCAAGACGGCTGTCGAGCAGCGGCTGGAGATCCTGAAGAATGACCCCACCAAGAACGTCGTCGCGCTGCAGAAGCTCAACGACGAACTGGCTGCGGTGGAACGACAGCACGCCATGCAACAGCGTGGCCTCCAGCTGGACGCGCAGAAGGAGCAGTTCAAGGATTGGCAGGGGTTCTTCAACAGCATCGGCAATGCGTTCGGCAACGTGGTCAACGGGCTCGTTACGCGCACGATGACACTAGGTCAGGCAGTGAAGAGCCTGTTCAGTAACCTGCTCGCGTCGGTGGGTCAGTTCTTGGCACAGATGGTCGCCAAGCGTATCGCCGCATGGGCGATTGAAAAGACCATCGGTGCGTCTGAGATCGCGACCAACGCAGCAGTTGCGGGCTCGGGGGCTGCGTCATCTATGGCCAGCATCCCGTTCGTCGGTCCCGTGCTGGCGTTGGCTGCGATGGCCTCTGTGTTCGCTGCGGTGTCTGGTCTCAGCACGAAAAGTGCACGCAACGGCTATGACATCCCAGCCGGTGTCAACCCGATGACGCAACTGCACGAGCAGGAGATGGTACTCCCCAAGGAGCAGGCGGACACCATCCGCAACATGAGTGGTCAAGGTAGTGGCACGATCATCATCCAGACGACCGGCGGCCAGTTCATCCACAAAGACGACCTTGGCCGCTTGCTGAAGAAGATGGGTCGCAACTTCGAGCTACGTCCATGAGCAACTCAATCCTCCCTTCGTTCCCGGGCCTCACGTGGAACGTGATGCGCACCCCAATCTTCAACACTGCTGTCAAGACTAGCGTCAGCATGCGGGAGTTTCGTGCCAGCCTGACGGCCTACCCGGTGTGGCAGTACAAGCTCACCTACGAGGTTTTGCGGGCTCGCAGCGCGCTGCCTGAGATGCAGCAGCTAGCCGGGTTCTTCTTGCAGCGCAGCGGCTCGTTCGACACATGGCTGTACACCGACCCAGACGACAACACGGTGGCCCTCCAAGGGTTCGGAGTTGGTGATGGCACCACCACGCAGTTCCAGCTGGTGCGCTCGTTCGGTGGGTTCACCGAGCCAATCTACGACATCAACGGCACCCCGAGCATCTACAAGGCTGGCGTTCTGCAAGGCTCCGGCTACTCCATCAACGCTACGGGTCTCGTGACGTTCACGGTCGCCCCGACCGGGGGTCAAGCGTTGACCTGGACCGGCTCGTACTACTTCCGGTGCAGGTTCCTCAAGGATCAGCTGGAGTTCAACCAGTTCATGAAGCAGTTCTGGGAACTGCGCACCATGGAGTTCAAGACCGTCAAGCCATGAAAACCGCAACGGCACCCCTCATC